GAAGCTGAAGACTATCTAAGTGATAACAACTTAGAGATGGCTAAGCACGACATCACTCAAACGCAAATTCATACTTTACTTCGTTTGGATGATAAGACGTCAGAAGTATCTGATATACCTTTTCTATTTGATTGTGCTTCATCAAAGCTCAAAGTATCTAGAGAATGGAATACTAAGATAATGAAACAAGGCGGAGATAGATTCTCTTTCTTGTGGAAGATGTCTTCAGTCCCGCAAAGTAATGCAAAGGGCTCTTGGGTCAACATTGACATCACAGGTGTTGATTGGCTAAAAGACGAAATTTACCAACAAATAAAATCTTTCTACGAAAGAACATTCGTTAAGTAAATTACGTGCAATCTGGGTGCGACATTATGGGTCGCATCCACGATTGTGTTACACTTAATATGTGCGTGAAAAGGAGTTCATCAACAAAGTGCATCGACACTTATCTAAATCAATCTATCGTTGGAAAATTAACGACGCTTATCACGGCGGCGTACCAGACACATTTTACTCAGGTCGCAATGGCCATTGTTTTATCGAGTACAAATATAAAGAAAAATTACCTAAAAGAGATTCGTCTCAAATTATTTTGAACCTATCTCCCCAACAAAGAATATGGCTAACTCTTCAACATTCTAATAATGTTATATGTTATGCCGTGCTTGCCTCGAAAGATAAAGTTTTTGTAACCCAAGAATTTAATATGCCTGGCTTAACGCTAAAAGATTTTAATGAACAAAGTATTCCTTTTAAAGAATATATACAATTAATAGAAAATATAACTATAGGAGAAACAAATGACTGATTATGTAAACTCGCCACCTCATTATAATACTGGAAACGTGGAGTGCATCGTGGCAATAGAAGAAAGTATGACCCCAGAATCTTTTAAAGGATATCTAAAAGGGAACATTCAGAAGTACATGTGGAGGTATGAAGCTAAAAAAGGGCTACAAGACGTCCTTAAAGCTCAGTGGTACCTAAATAGGCTGATAAAAACCTTAGAAAGAGAAGAATCTGTGTCTGACGCACAGGCAAGCCCGCCAGATAAATATTGATTTAATTGGACCTACGGCCTTAGTTACCCTAACAAAACCTCATACAGAGCATTGTGTGAGGTCATTTTTTGCCAGCTTTCTTATTTCTGGCGAAAGAACGGTTTTTTGATCGTCTTACTACTTTTAAGTTAGATTTCTTATTATTTTTAGGATTTCCGTCTTTATGATGCACGTCATTACCATCTCCCTTCTTAATCAACCCTAATCTTTTTGCCATTCTGTTAGCCGCATTACGCATTGCCCTCTTTTTTATTTGAGCAGGTTTGCCTTGGTAGTTCTTATATTCTTTTTTGTAGTCTCTTGCCATTTAAACAGTATACACCTTTAGCTGTTCTTCTTTGCCTTTTACACTTATAGTTCCAACATAAGTCATTTGGTCTAATACTTTATCGGCTGTAGTCTCTCCAATTAATATATCTACTCCTGCATCCTTAGTAGCTGATTCTAACCGAGCAGCTACATTTACTGCGTCACCTATTGCTGAGTAATCAAATCTAGAGTCCGAGCCCATATTTCCTATAATCGCATCGCCAGTATTTAACCCTATACCTATTGCTATTGGTTCGGGCAATTCTTTTTGCAGCATGCGGATAGCCGTACGCATATCTCGGGCACAGGCGACGGCACGTTTTTCATGTTCATCTAAATTGAGGGGGGCATTAAAGATGGCCATACATGCGTCGCCTATGAATTTGTCCACCATACCACCGTGTGCCTGTATACATTCTACTTGTACGGTAAGGACCTTGTTCATTATTTCAGTTACTTGTTCTGGTTCTAGTTTTTCAGATAGGTTTGTAAACCCACGTACATCAGTAAAAAGAAATGTACATGTTCTTCTTTCTCCCCCGAGCATCAACAGGTCAGGGTCTTTTTGTAATCGTGCAACCTGGCGTGGATCCAGGTAGTGCTCGAATTGTTTTTTAATTTGTTGTCTTAGTTTGTATTGTTCTCCAAAACGCAACCAGAACTCTTGTACAGATATAAGTGTCATCGATATTACACTATAACTAAAATCTATAAGTATATTATTACGTGCAAAATAGAATGCTAGAGCAATTGCACATACATACATAAACCCGACCCCCGCCATAGAACCTGCAACAGGTGCATTACGTATTATAAGTATTAGTAATAGTAGTGACCCTATTAATATAAGTAATTCGTATAGTAAAGCAGCTCCAGGTATCTGCGGTACATCCATAGTCATGCTTTCTGCTAAAGCCGCCTGTACTTGATGTGGGTACTTTAGTCCTGCGGGTGTTGCTATTTGAGGCATGATACCTTTAGCAGTTACGCCAACAAACACAAATTTATCTGCAACATCCATTTCATCTAAAGTAGTGCTAGGCGTATCGACCCACGACACCCAACGTCTGCCTAGGCCATCTACAGGTATCTGTGCATAATTAGGTACAGTAAGCTCTGCTATTTGTCCTTGGTCGGTTTTAATTATATAAGTATCTGCTCCCCCCAGCATCTTCATAACTTCTATACCAAAAGAAGGTGCCCACCCTCCTTCTGTCTGTACTAACAAAGGCAACCTACGTACTAAATTATCTACATCTGTTCGTGCAACTGCGATCCCCTGGTATGCAGAGTCTGCTAGCACAGGAACATTACCTAACACTCCTTCACTTTTATAAGCTTCTACAGGTATGCCATCGCCTAATACAACTGTGCCTGTAGTAGGCGGATATTTACCACTTGGATTTTCAAACATAGCAAGAACACTAGGGCTTTGTATAAGTACGTCTGCAAAAACTTGGTCGCCCCCAAACCTATCTTCTTGCGGAAAAGCAATAACCCAACCCACACCTATAGCTCCTGCTTCCATAATATCTAGATGTATTCGTGCAAGGTCTTGTCGTGGGTAGGGCCACCCGCCCGAAACTGCTAAGTCTTCTTCTGTTATATCTAGCGTGGTAAACCAACCAGATGGATCTGGCGTTTGTACGAGTGCATCAAATGTTTTTAGTTTTACTATTTCTAACGCTTGCCAGTTAAATATTAAAGGTATTGCCAACAGTGGCACGGTTATTAAAGAAATCCATTTCTTCATTTTCTACTCCTTAGTTCTGTTGTTGAAAAAGAATGCTTACGGCTTGTATAAAAAACTTCGTGCATGCCTTTGCCTGTAAAGTGTTTATCTGTGTAGTCTTCTCCTATAAATCTAATATCTATATGAGTACTGTTTAGTAAATCGATTAAACTTTTTTCTGTGTCATAGGGTATGACTTCATCTATATATTTAACTGCTTGGAGTTGTATATAACGTTCGTAAATAGATTGGATAGGCTGGTTCTTTTCTTGTCTGTCTATGCTTGGGTCTGTTTGCAATCCTACTATTAGGTAATCACAATTCTCTTTAGCTTCTTTAAACATAACTACATGTCCTGCATGTAATAAATCAAAAGCTCCGCATGTAAATCCGATCATCCTGATCCCTGTGTAATCGTTATAGTAGAGTCGCCTCCACCGTTCACTAACACTTGTTGTGTCTTACCGTCCTGTAATAATATTATAGTATAGCCCTGCGATATGTTTAAGGTCAACTTAGTAGCCTGTGTCACTGCCCGTTCTAAAATAAGAGTATCGTCTTGTGTGAAAGTTGTTATCTGGGTAGTTAAGTCTTGACCGAAACGTGTACCTTGTACTAAAGAACCTACTGCTAAAGCTTGGTCCCCTAACGTGTCTAACTCTTGTATAACTGCAAGCAAGTCTTCAAAAAAGTTTACATCTAAGTAGTTTATATCGAGCTCACTAAATTCAAGTGAATCTTCTGCTAAGTAATCAAACTCTAAGTCTTCAAACTCCAGGTAGTCTATATCTAATATCGCACCACTATTTGCGGACGTTGTGGATATCTCTGTGGATAACTCTGATTCGTCCGGAGGACTTACAATCAGCATGTTATCTATTATGTCTAACGTTAGATCTAAAATAACAGGTTTGCTTGGCGTAGATTCAAACACATTAACAGTCGTAGCTTCATAAGGTTTGTTTAATGTTACTGTACCCATTGCAGTAGTAACAAGTATCTCACCACTAGATACTCCGTTAGCATCTGGTAATAATATAATAAGAGATCGACCTAACTCATCTACCGTACAAGTAAAATCTGTACCCCTTATTGCTATATCTGCCGTAGGTGTAGATAACGAGATGTTCTTTTTATCTATTTTTCCTAGCTTACTACTAACAAAACGTGCTGTGCCGTTAGCAAAACGCAAAGCCATCTTACCTTTAGATGGGTCGGGGTCATATACATACTCAGTAATTACAAGTTTTGAATGTTCTGTTAATCGGACAATAGAGTCGTCCAGAAAGGTAATGCCTACACGTCCGTTAGTTGTACGAACGTCGTCCATTTGTTGAATGTCAAAGTCTAACTTAGCACCGTAAGGTTGGTCCCTTAATACGCTAGCGTCTCCTTTTAGTTCTGATATACCACCAATATTAACAGCCGGTTGTTGTTCCGCCGTCGTTTTGTATGACACAGACAGTGCCAGAAGAACCAGTAGAAATAATTTTAAGCCAGTCATTATCTAGTGTACTCATT